TTAATCTGTTGCCGAAACCATATCGGCAAACATATTGGAGGCGTCGATATTTGGCTTATCGTCCTTATGTAAGGTATTGGGCTTACTGGCCTTGTTGGTGTTATTTGCCTTGTTGACCTTGTTGGCACTCGACACCTTGTTGGTTTGACGGCCGATGCTTCGCCAGCTCTTGCTAACGACAACCGGCTGAACATCCACTTCTACGGTCTTCGGCACGTATTCTTCGTAGAAAAGCGCTCGACCTGCCTTTCTCTCCGCAATCATCATTCGAACAGCCAGGCACTTGCTTGAACCAATGCAGCCCTGACAATCAACAAATGAATTAGCGCCTAAGCGTTTATCTTTGAATGCCAAAACCGTGTGCTGGCAAACGACATAGTTGGCGATGCGACCGGTGCTTTCGCAGGAAAAACTGTGCATGTTGCACCCTGAGCGGCTTTTTGAAAGTGGAATAACCTTCTCTTTTGCCTCTTTTGAAATTACCAACTGCCCCATGACTCACCTACCTCTGCTTTTACTTGATAATCGTCGATTACTTTTTTCATTAACTCGGTTGCGTTAGCCACCAATGCTTCGCAACGCTGTGCAAATGTGCTGATGTATTTCTCTGCCGTTCCTGAGTGGCAGTAGAGAATGTTTCCCGAACGCATTGAGAAAACGTCGATTAGCGAGCCATATGTTTCCTCAAGGCGAGTGAAAAACGCATCTGTCTGAGCGCGAATACTGACAATGGCATCACTGCTCATCAGGTCACTCAGTGCGAAACTAAGGAACTGGAATCCCTCATTGTCGATAACCGCTTCCGAATAAGCCTTTTTGAATTGCTCATCCGTTAAGTCCTCTTCGCCGTTGAAGTCGTCCAGAACTCCAAATAAGCCTTCAACCACGTTTTTGTAGAACTCAGCCGGAAGACACTTGGATTTTGATAGATGCTGTGGGGAGTCGATACCAAGCCCCGCAACATACTTATCCGTTTCAGCGTCAATCAGCCCGTAGAAGCGTCCCCAAACACCGCCGGATACTGTATCTCCGGTAATATCTGCATAAGGTCTGTTTGCTTCCACGATGTAAAACGGGCGATCAACCAAATTTATCTTTTTGACGGTCACTTGCAGCACTGAAATTTCTTGTTCGAAAATGAACTCGTTTTTGGCTACAAATGGCATGTCAGCCGCTACTTCCGAAACGCTGTCTTTAAGCGTCTCGATAACACCAGCTTTTATGTCTGCAATCTCGGATTCGCCAAGGTTTTTATAGCCCTTGTGCTTTTTCAGATTGCTCATGACACTGGCAACTAGAGGCTCAAGTTTCACTGCTTTTGCTCCTTACTTGTCGCAGTATGACTGCCATAATAAGCAAGTGATTACGGCAGTTAAGTAATTGGTGACTGATTGATAGGTTAGTTTCTGATTGCACTCCAGCCTTTCAGCTTGAGCATCATGGCTAACTGGTTATCGAATTTTTTGGCACGGTAGTAAGCCGCGATGATTTTCTCTGGCGGTGCTTCGCCGGGATCTTCGTCCTCGCCCAATGCAGCAATTCGGACGTTAAAGCCGCAACCAATGAGCTTCTTGGCCGACGCAATCACAACGGGAATGGTTTTCTGCTCCGTATCCCACATTAGGACAATGTTCTTAAGTCCTTTGGCCTTGAGCTTTAAGAACGCCCCTATCTGGTCTTGGGCTGATTCTTCCAGTCCTCCGGACAAGTGCATACCAAACGTCCCTATTGGCTCTACAAACGGGAACAACGTTGGCTCGCTGAGTAGCGCTCGCTTAACTCCGATAACGTCAAACGCACCCTCGCCAACGATTACCGTCTCTTTGCCAACGGCATTGTGTCCGTTGTATAGGTATCGACCGGAAGCAGAGAGTGTTTGTGGGAAGAGATACTTTCTGCGAGCCTCACCTGTCACGTCACGACCTTGGAACGTGGCAAGTTTGCCTTCAAGATCGTAAACAGGAATCATGACTCGCTTGGAAAAGTCTTGAGTTTTGCCCTCTTGCGCTTCGGAGTCCCAAAAGACATGAACGCCGGATTCAGACCAGCGTAAATCGAAATACTCACACAATGTCTTACTCAGTCCTCGGTTGAGCAAATATTCGGGCAGCGTCTCCATTTCCCTTGAGATATGAAGCGATGCTGGCAGGCGAATTTCTTGCAAAAGGTTAACGTCGGATTTGATTTCCGTTTTCACCTTTGGCATATAGCCCAGCTCTAAGCTAACTTGCTCGATATAATCAGCAAGTTCTCTCCCTCGCTTGTCTGTAAACGCCTGTAGAAAGCGGAATACGTTGTATTGCTTGTCCTGCGGGTGTGAACCGTGAAAGCATACTCCCTGTCCTCGCATCGGATTGAAATACACTTTCCAAGAGTCTCCTCCGCACATCGGACAATGGCGGATATTCAGCTCTCGACCTGATTTGCCAGTAGTCACGCGATAATCAACGCCCTCCAAATCAAGCCAAGCCTCAAAATCAAGGCCATCAAGCATTTCTCTGATATCTTCAAATGCCACACTATTTACCTCTTACTTGCTCTGCGATTACCGCCAGAAGTTGCTCGTCACTTGCTTGCTGTAATGGCAGCGAATGCAGTAATGATGGCCGCATTCGCTGTGGTTTTAGGCAAATACATAAGTCACCGCTTACCTAAACTATAGTTAGAAAACATCCAGAACCTTATCGACAAACTTCATCTTATCGAGGTCTTGTTTAACGCGAACGGTAATATCGCCACGTTGGTTACGAGAAGCAGCAAGGAATAGTCGCGCCTCTCCCTTCGCTTTCTCTTCATCCGTTTTGTTGATTGAGATTGTTAAGTCGGCAATACGGATTTTTTCGATGTTATCCGCAACGTGCGTAATACCCGCTGTCTCCGAACCCATACCATCACGGTTAGTCTGTGTTGCGGTAAGCAGCGCGAAGTCTTCTTTGTCCGCCAGACCACGGAAGTCGGTATACATGTCCTTTTCGTCTGCGCGGCGATCGTTGGTCACACGGTTTGAGCGAGCTAGGTCAAGGTAGTCCAACGCCACCATGTCAAACTTCACGCCTTTGGCTCGGAAGTCATGAATCAAGCGATTAAGCTCGTTCGGAGTGAAAGTGCCTGCCGGACGCTCAACGATGATCAGCTTCCCAACCCCGCCTGAGCGCTTAGCCAGAATAGCGGAGCGAACCGCCTCACGCGCTTTCACCAAGTCATCCATTGAGGTGTCCGAAACACGCGCATCCGCACGGTCCGAAATGATTCGCGCATGAACCTCAAGCGTGACATACAGAACGTTGTAGCCGGCATCGGAGGCAGCAATGGAGAAGTCACCCAAAGCAGTAGACTTACCCGCCTTTGCACCACCCATAATCAGCGTCATTTCGCGACGACCCCAGCCTTTGTGGTAAAGGATCGCATCCAGTGCGCGAATACCCGTGGTAATACCTGTCGGAACATCCTCGCCTTTCTCCAGAGCATCACGACGTTCAGTTCGAGTATCTACCTCTTCGTAGTAGTCGTAATAGTTGTTCGAGTCAGAAGCCCCTACCAGCATCGCTTTTTGAACGACCGCTACCGCACCCTCAAAGTCGCCCTTTTCTTTCAACTCAACGGCTTTCATTAGGGCTTCGTCCAGCGCGTTATTACGGGCGAACGTGCTTACTTGGTCGAGCATGTATTTGCTGTCTGTCAAAGGTTCAGACAGAATTTCTTTGAGTGATACCAGCACATCCGGCTTCATTTCCTCACGGATGCGCTTTGACTCAATGGCCTTTTTCACCAGATCAACAAGCACCTTCTTACCTGGTGCCTGCGAGTAAAGGCGAAAATGCTTGTTTACGATCATCACGAGGCTGGCAACGGCTTTGTTCTCGAATTGCTCCGGAGAGACTAAGTCGTTTGTCATCGTCAGGAAGTTCGTATCACGGCAGTAATAGGCTGCCAAACGTAGCTGAAAACCTGAGTCAAACTTCTCTGAAAGCGGAACAGAAGTTACCTCAAACTCAGTTGTCATGAATTACCCCTCAATTACGTATGGCTGTTTTCTGCCGCTGCTTGGGGCAAGAAATTCCAAACCACGCATGGCGACCGTAACCAAGTCACTTGGGCTGATAGTGCCGGTTGGCTGAAGCACGATTGCCGTTTCATCAAAAGACACTACTCGACCAAAGAAACTCGCACCGGATACCGTCGCGATCTCACACTCCACCTCATTGGTTTTTAGAAAGCCCAATCGACGCTCAATGTGTGAAGATGAACGGGTGGTCACAGCCATTGCAGGCTTGACGTTGCGGCGATTGCGAGTAGTTAACTCAGTATTCATGATTTGATTTCCTTGTTGCTAATTCATGTGCATTGCGTTTACAGATTCCATGATAATTGGAGCTTGTCGGCTGCCAATACTGTTGCCTCGGGGAAGTGCTTCATCGCTAGGTGACGAGGAATGGCCTCGTGTGTGTAGATGGCACTCCGCAGGGACAAGTCTTGGTTTGCCTCTCCGCGCATCTTGATCTGTGCAATGACGAATTTTTGATATTCCTCTAGAACCGGACACTGGCAAAAGTTGGAAACCTTGAAGTAAGGCTCTTCTGATACCATTAGGCCAGTTCTCAGCTTACTCGCCAGTGCTTGCTTGAAGTTGTCAATCAGCTCGGCTTGGTATAGCTGTGCCGGAGTAGCCAGGTGCAATCGTCCTCGCCCTTCCGTATCCATGATGATTGAGAAACAAAACAGATCGTAGGGTGCGCGTAGCTTGTCGGCCATCTGTCTTGCCTTCCACAGCGAGGTCACTGTCCGGCTAGACTGTTCCCAAATGGCTTTGCGCTTAATGCCTGTTCTGAATGGTGCGGATTTGTAATCCTCACGACCGCGCATCAACATCACTTGCGAGTAAGCCTTCATGTAGCACTCTGCAAAATACGCTGTAGCGTCGAGGGGATGTAGAAAGCGATAGTCATACCACTTACGAAAGAAAAGCTCACCATCGTCCTTACAGCGCGAAATCCCGACGATTTTTGAAGTGATCTCGTCCTTGTCTCTCGCTGTTGTGTCGATGAGTGGTAAAAGTCGCTCGTTTTCCTCAAAAACGGCTTTTAAGTTTTTCAACTGATGCGGAAACATAACCTAACTAAGCACTGACTTATCACTCACAAGTAAAATACATGAATCCGCGACTAAGAAAAAGTGAAATAGTAATACAATGTGCGGGATACTCTGCCTTAGCTTCATATAGCTACTTAGGTGTTTCCGAAGACCGTGAGCATAGAAAAATTAAAGACATGAAAAATAGGGTATCGCCAACTAAGCTATCTAAGGATCATCAATTCATGTGATATAGAGCTCTGCCTGCAACGACATCGAACTCTACAACGTTTCTCTGTGAGCCGATAGTTATGTGCCACCTGATATTGCTCCTTCCTATTTTAGCTCTACCATTATTCTGGCTGACCCCATTCTCGTTCGCTATACCGCTCTATTTCTTTATTGTTATCGTTTCCGCAGTCATCTACTGGCTTACGTATCGAGCGATGCACTTACCAATTGAAACAGGATCCGAAGCACTCCATCACCAAGTAGGTCAGGTAATCGGATATCAAAATGGCTTTTATCAGATATCATTGAACAATGAATGTTGGAATGCCCTTTCAGATGAAGTGCTGCAACCTAGAGAACGGGTTGAGGTGAACTCTGTCCACGGTGTCACACTGAATGTCAAACGGATCTCAGGCTAAGCCCTTCAGGCAAGAGAATTGAGACAGTGTGCTTCCTAAAATCAGGAATCGCTAAACATGCCAAGACAATTTATCAAACAGCACTGCGGATGGTTACTAACGACTCTCATCCTAAGCGGCTGTGATGTATCCATCAATCACATGTATACATCAGTCGATAAAAGTCGCACCTATCCAACCAATGGTGAACAAATTTATTTCACTGGCCGGAATCAGTCAGGCAGCCAGATTATTTACCGAGGCGGTCATATGCATGCGCAGATGCATCTCACGGCATGTGCTGATTGCCATGGTATAAGGCGTGAAGGAGGTCAGCGCATGTATCCATTTTTTTGGCTGACAGCTCCTCCGCTAACAAGCGATGCCTTATTCGGCACGCACGATGATGATCATGATGCTTATACCCTATCCAGCCTTAAAAGAGCTATCACAGCAGGTGTTGACCCATCCGGAGAGCAGTTGGATTCGACGATGCCCCGTTGGCAGATGAGTGAATCGGACTTAGAAGATTTGGTTGATTATCTTGCAGAAGGAACTTTGAAAACAGTAAAGCATGAGCAATAGAGGTTCAGCGTCTCGGTGGAAATTAGATATTTTTACCATTCTGCCATATATGAACCACATACCATGCGGAAAACCCACTAATATTGTAAGGGCTTAATCCGCATTTACAGACTTGGTAACACACAGCATCAGCCAAGGTTTTACCGAGACCAACCTGAAACACATCCATTTGCTGAAAAAAGGAGGCTTAGGATGAGAACACACATCATGATCATCCCACTGGTGACGTTACTAAATTTAGCTGCCATCCATGATGTATCAGCTCAACAAGGCATGACTTGGCATGGGAGCGGTGGTTGGGGTCCCCACTCACCTTACGGGATGATGTATAACAACCAGACTATGGAGGAAGCTAGCGGTGAAGTAGTGACCGTGGATAAAATCTCTATGATGCATCAGATGCAACAACAAGGGGTCCACCTGACAGTTAAAGCTGGTCAGGATACCCTCTCCGTTCATCTAGGTCCGGCTTGGTATCTTGAGAAACAGGATGTCAAAATCATGCCTGGAGACAAGGTGACTATTAAAGGATCCCGAATCACCTTTGACGATGAGCCAACGTTGATTGCCGCGGAAATTCGCAAGGGAGACCAAGTATTAATACTTCGGGATTCGGACGGTATTCCTGTCTGGAGTGGTTGGCGACAACGACAGTAGCCTACAGCTAAAATCCAAGTGTTTGCTTATCAATCCCTCAGTCCTCGTAGCGGTGGTCAGGAACGTAATCAGACCTGCGCTCACTTGTCTTTTGGTTATTTGGCAAACAAAAAGCCCGCAAACTTATAAGCTTGCGGGCTTGCAACAATGTTAAAACTGACACAATTATTAGGAGTAAAAAAGAACCTAAGGATGCTTAAGGACATTACTAGTATAGTATGAACGTAATCCTTTAGGAGTAATTCAGATTTTAATTTAGTAATTGATAGAACTTTCTCAGAACAAACCTTTTGAGTTCTTCTTCTCTCCCTTGAGACGCGGACAGAAGCCACTGATATTGTTCTAACCGGGATTTCTTTAGGAAATTACAGGAATCAATTCGCAAGTTATCCGGTATGGAGATGAAAGCACGTTCAAGAGAAGTGCTAAGGGCAGAAATGATAAAGATGTTTGTGGATTCCAAATATTCTTCAAGTTTAGCGAAATCTTCCAGAAGCAAGTCGGGCTTCCCTTTCATAATGGCATTTTTACTGAAGCTATTGTTTATAACGCCAAATTATATGGCGCTTACAAAAAATAACAACATCCATAACAATCTTTCAACCATCTAATTTTAAAGGGCTTCCGTTAAAAAAGCACCCGCGAATTAGTTAGTTTCGCGGGTGGAAGAATGTGACAAAATTTACGGAATCACTAGAATCAATTTCCCGATAGACGCACAATTTAAGCATAGCAGATATTTCCTTTCACGCAGGGCTTTCGCGATTGAAAATTGAAAAGATCAACCATAACAAATCATGGTGCAACCAACACAATATTTTATCGGTCTCATGAGGGATGAGTCCGGATGAAGCCTTTCCCCCTAAATTTATAAATAATCTTAAAAAGAAATATTATGTAAACGCGGTTTTATTCGAAGATGAACTATCTCCGGAGTTCATGATTTTTCACCAAAAGAACTCCAATTCCGGAGTATCCAATAACCGCGTTTCCAATATATATTCCGTAGTATTTATTAATTAAGGGGTGAAAGACTAGGACTTGCGGAACCGTGCTTTTCGCTATGGCCTTGCTGGACAGTCCAGCCCCGAACCTCGGCTGCAAAAAGCCCCAAATATCGGGGCTTTCTAAATCGCATTTTAAGCGTGTTGGCGTGCTTACTTGTCTGTTGGTATAGCTTTGAATCGTTCATCGCTTCTGACAGCGTTCAGAGGGCTTTGCGTGACTTCTTTCAGTAGCACTTCTATCTGCTCGTCGGACATTCTCGACAAAACCAATACTCCGGCTCTGAAAACATCACTTCTTGCGGCATTGAAGCGCCTTGGAACTAAGGCAAGCTCATCAACCAGGCTGTGATAATCCGCCTCCATGCTGACCATTCTGCCTTTGATCGGCTCGGCCTTTGTCTCTGCCTGATCTTGCCCTGTCTGCTGAACTGACTCCTGAACCGAAGCCTCTTGGGTAAACCGGCGTCGGTCGCTCTTCACCAAACCTCCTAATCCCATAACCTATACCTCAAGCGACCTTGCCCTTGTCCGATGGCCTGATGCCAAAAATCAGCTCATCAACAAGGTCGTTCACTTCTGCCTCTGCCTTGAGATCACGGCAGTCGTCCGGCATTTCCAGCACTCCGCGCCCGTTTTCTTCTGAATCATCAAAAACGTTACGGTGCATTACCACGGTTTGAAGTGGGCTAAAGTCATATGACTCGCACACATACTTAGCATCCAAAATCCGCTTAACCTGCGTTGGCAGCGGGTTGCACTGGTTAATCAGCGTATTGATTTTAAGGTCAGGGTTATACTGCATACCGCGACCAAGCACTTCGTCAATCATCGGCAAGGCTTTCAAATCACGACGCTTAGGGCGCAAAACCAAAAGAAAACGGTCGGCATTGATAATGGCCTCGCGCTGATAAGCGCCATCATAACCACCGGCATCACAAATGATGAAGTCGTAAAGAGGTCGGATAGACTTGATTAAGTCCTCTGCCGAACCGGTTGGGATGTAGCCGCTGATTTTCACCAGGTTAAGATGAGCGCGGCGTTCAACAAACCACTCTTCGGTTGTCTTTTGTGGGTCTAAATCGACAAGAGCAACATTGTGCCCTCTCATTGCAAGGCACACAGCCATGTTCTGAGCGGTGCAAGACTTGCCCGTTCCGCCCTTTACAGAGCCTACAACGATCACTTCTGACATTTTGGAATCCTTTGTTTTTATTTTGGGTATGCTTTACGCGATCGGTTGTAACCCAGCGGATACCGTAAAGTAAGGTGTTGAGGCTAAATACGTTATTGGTGGTGTAGCGATTATGTGAGGTAGATAAGGTGTTGGGCTTATACAAGACAAGCCCTAACCAAGATGCTGCAAGGAGTTTATGGAGCAGGCAGCGGGACTCGAACCCGCGTCCTCAGCTTGGAAGGCTGAGATATTGGCCACTATACGATGCCTGCATCGAGGGGCTAATTTGTAATAGTCGGTTAGCCAAAATCCGACTCTATCCCACTGGCAAGTCGGGTCGTGCCGTGTGGTCTAGCCGCAGACAGCCTTTCCCCGATTAAAGCCATCCGTTCGATGAGTTGGGCGTCGTTGGTTATCCCGTCAACGAAACCCGAAATTCGTGAAAGAAATGGCGGCCAAGAAAGCCGCCACCCTTCCAACATGCCAGCAATCAGCCGTTGGCTTTTACCGCCTGCTGCTCTTCCTTGCGCGGATGCAGTTCGGTAATTTGTCGCATCCTTGCGACCAGTCGATCATCCCTTTTCGACTGTGTTCTTTCTGCCAATTCTTCAAGAAGTGTCAGAAAAGCCTCAAGCGCAAAGTCCTTGTTGATTAGGCGCTCGGCAATGCCAATAAACAAAGCCTTAAAAAAGCGCTTAATCAAAAGGACTAGGACATTGCTCTTGAGAAATCCTAGTAGCGCACCGATCATGCAGCCTCCTTTCCGATGAGTTGGTGGGTAAGCGTTACCCACCGTGACGGACTCAGATTTTGCAACAACCAAACAGGTTTTATCGTTCCCATTGGTCGGGTAACGCTCGCAATGATATTGCCCTTACCCAAAACAAAAATCAATAAGCGCTTACTTATTTTTAGGTTAAAAATGTTCAACTGCTCATTATTTGTTCTCAAGCGCCACTAAGCGCAAATCAAGCTCTTTGATTGCCTCCAGAAGCACCGGAATGATGCCGTGATAACGGACGCCCAGCATGTCACTGTCGCCCTCTCGCTTCACGATTTCAGGCATGACTTTCTGAATCTCCTGAGCAATCACCCCATACTCACGGACACCATCCGTCAGATCTTTGCGCAGGTAGGTGTAGCCACGCATTTTGCGCACCATTTCGGTTGCATTGAAGATAGGTCGAATGTCCGTTTTCAGGCGGATATCAGAGTATGCCGTAACGTTCTGTCCCGCCCAAACACCGCCAGCGGTCTTAATTGACTCATTGCCTGCGTTGGCGACATACAGGCTTTTGTTTCCGCCAATCCGCACCCACGTAATGTCCTGCATGTAGATGGAGCCGCCGTAGGTCGGAAATGTAAGCGGTGTCGTGCTCTTTAACGCCAACTCGGACGTTACCGTAAAACCAGCATTCTCTGCCCACATCACGACAACAGCAGGTTTGCCGGACACAGCCGCCCATGTAGGGTTGTTGTTTGGCGAGTAAACTCGCTGGCCTTGGTCGAAGACCTGACCGTTCTGCATTGTTTTGTAGTTTGTCATACCGATCCTTAGCTAAAAATGGTTAAGTCGAACCAAGATGAGTTAGCCACCGCTTCAACGATTTTCCCGACCGTTGAGCCAGCGCCGCCCTTGGTTAGATAAGCGCCCGATGTATACGACAGCGGGAAGTCTTGCTGATACCCCTTGTCTGTCCTGATCCGACAGCTAATCGTCGTTCCTGAGAACTGCGCAATGAACAGCCGGAAGGCATATTCCTGTTTCTGCATGAATGTAGCGACGGTAATTTCCGAGATTGCATGACCATGAATGCTTGTCGGGTTTACCGAACCCGCGCCATTTGACCTACGATAGCCGGTATAAATGATCAAGTTCATAATACCGCCTTCTTGCCATGTTTTCGGTGTTACGCGAACAACCACGGCTCTTTGCTTACCTCTCAAATCACCAAGTGAAATAGGGTTTGGAGAGGCAATTTTGGCAAGGTTACGAACGTCAGCATCACCAAGCGCAACGGTATTTGAGCGACCAAGCTCCCTTCGCACCATATCAAGCGAAATTTCACCCGAGGTAGGTAGTGCCATTAGTATTTCCCCTAAGTGGGCGCTCATCAGCGCCCAACGCTGTTATCGTGCCGAAACAATCTCTTTGAAATTTGCTTCCATCTGTTGAAGATGAGCCTCTGCTTTCTCCAACTGCTCTTTTGCCGCAACCATATCGGTTTCTCGCTCAGCAACATTGATTTCCGCCTCATGTAAATCAAACATTGCCTCTCGCTCCGCTCGTTGCTGGTCATTCAACGAAGAACAGCCAGTAAGCGCCATTACTCCCATAAGTGCGAATAGATAAGCTACTTTCATCACCCCTCCTAAGCAGCACATTGTTGTTTAAGGTCTTCAACTTGAGCACTTAGCTCTTTCACCGCCTCAATCAGCAACGCCACCATGTTCCCGTAGGCCACGGTCTTTAGATCGCTGATTTCTTCGGTAGATGCGGTCTGAATGACCTCCGGCAATACCTTCTCAACTTCCTGAGCAATCACACCTGCCTGACGGAAGCCATTCTCGGAATCCTTACGAGTGAAGGTGACGCCTCGAATTGCCTTGACCTTTTCAAGCGCATTGTCGATGACCTGGATATCATCTTTAATGCGAATATCAGAGTAAGCCGTTACGTTCCCTTGGGCGTAAACATCGCCGTTTGTCGTAAGCATGATCATCTTATTGCTCTTGCCAACCCAAATCCGTGTTTCACCGGTCTGGTCGAGAACGTCAATGGCAAAAACCCGAGCGTTTGAGGCGTCCGTGTAGCGGAGCATGTAAGTGGCAGAAGAGCCAGTTGTCGGTGCGCCTCCCACATCAATGGCCGCGTCCCGGTCAACACCCCAAGCACCGTTCGCAGGTTTTTTAATTCGAACAGATTTCACAGCTTTGGAGTATTCACCAACGGTCATGTAACCATCGGTTCGAAGCACCGAACTGTAGCAATAAATACCACTCTCGAACTGGTTGTGCGGGTTAAGTCGCAGCCAGCTATCATTCGTGCCGCCAACCGCCGTTTTGCCGTAGTATTGCAGCCCTTGGCTCGCCTCCATGCCGCGAGCATCTACACCAGTTACAGCGGTGATTTTGCTCGAAGAAGTGAAGTTTGCCGCTTCTACGGTAATGTCACTGCCAGCAACGCTAAAGCGAACGTCATAATCCTTGGTTGAGTCAGTGTCGTGAAAGTCAATATACTTGCCGATCTCCATGACGCCGTCGCCGCGAATCTTCGGAATCTTGTTGATTACTGATGAGCCGGCAGCAACGTCACTAATGGGAACTGCGCCAATATCAACAGGCGTAGGCTTGTGAGAAGACGTATAGATTCGCTCCCATGACTTTTCGAACCCAAAACTATCTCGGGCAGATTTATACCAGAGGCCACCATTGGCATAGCCAACCCTAAATTGTGCCGCAGGGCACGAACCTGAGCCTTTGAAGTGAATGACCATATTTGAAGCACCGGACATAGACCCCTGATAAACCCCTGACCGGTTCCCCCACGGAATTTCATCGACAGCCACCGATCCGGACGATCCCGCACCATAAAAATAACGGCTATTGGACTCTGACTCCGTATAGTATCTGTCGTCATGGTTATGGGAGGCAGGCGCGAACGTTGTCGGCTTACCGTCAATTTCATCCCATGTCGGCTTATGAGCAGGGCTAAAGTAATCACTTCGACCATTCAGCAGCGCCGCATCCGCAGCTTTTGCTGTTTTGCCAAGGTAGTAGCCGTCACCCTGCGCTTTGGTCATTGCGCCAACATCGGCTGCGGTAGGCTTAAACCCTTGGTGATATACCTGATTGCCGCTAACCATAAGATCTCTGTTGAAATAGAACTTAGGTCTATCGGTATAAATGTGAGCGTAGCTAGTGTTCTTCGGTCCGAACTCAATATAGCCGCCGTTCGTCGTCATTTTTATGCCGACCCCACCGCTATCTTGAAGAACAGAGCCATTCCCCAGCTTTAATTCATCAACACGTAGCATTCTACATCCCTTAGAATGAATACTGTAAGTAAGCGCTTAATTATCACAATAAGCCGACCACTTCACAAGATTTGGTCGGCTTTATCGTTGGTTAAATTAGGCGTCTGAATTTGAAGGTATATGCCGACGCCGTCAGCGCGTGTGTCGAGCGGATTTGCAGTGACAGACCATCGCTACTCTTCGCCGCACGCTGATCACGGGCAGTTCGCAAGAACAGCGTCCTTCCGTTGGAGGCGTGACCCGCTTTGTGAAGCAGAATCTCATCGACATCGAGGCTGTTGGTTTCCTCCGAGAACCATGACATTACACCGGTGAAAATCTCTCCGTAGAGCGACGTAGCGGATGATGCCATGCCGGAAATCTGCACCATGTAAGAGCCGGATGGCAAATCGGCCAAGTTGATTCCGGTATCAAGCCACTCTGTCCCAACTGTCAAATTTGTCTCGATGGTGTAAAGCGGCAGCCCCAAATCATCCAACGTTGGCTTGTTGTTCGGTGAGTAGAACTTACTACCCAATTCATCGCGCAAAGTCGAGGTGCTGAAAGCAGTCAGCGAGTCATTCACTTCGGCATTCAGGATGGTTTTCACGCCGTCCTTGTCTTCGCGATAAGGAATGACCTTGAACTGGTCTGCCTTGTTGTAGCCAGTCACGGTTCCAACAAATGCTCTGCCGATAAACTCAACATGGGCGTTTTGAACGTTAGACGCGCCATTCGCGTTAGTCGCATTGGCAAGAGCCAGCCACTTCACCCCGCCATGCAGCACGGACACAATCCGCCAGTTCCAGTCAATGCCCTGTCTAGACAGACTTGCCGAGTTGCCCTTGTAGCCAGTCTTCACCTCAAGAGACAGGCACTCATTGCGACTTGTTCCGTCATCCCGAGTGAAGCTCATTTCGCCCGAAACATAGCTATGTGCAATGGGATCGCCACTTGTGTAGCAAGGCACAAGCAGAATAACTACAGAGCAATAGTGATGCGAGAATGAGAACTTAATCTTCTTCGCAAACCGGCCATCCGACTCTGACTTGCTGTAGACACCAATCTCAGAAGGCGTTGGCTTATGACCCTCAGAATAGACTCGCTTACCGTCCAGCTCGTAAATCTCACCCTGAACATCCAGCTTAGCACCAAGTCCTTGAGTATTGTCCCCAGCTCGCTGCAGCCGCAGGGAGTAACCGGAACCACCTGGCACTTCTGCATCGTGCTCTTTGTGGATAAGCTCAACACCCTGAGTATTAGCCGTGGAGAACTTGATATGCGGTCCCGTTCCCACAGTAGTGTCAGTGTCATACAGCCACAGGTAAGGGTTCACTCGCTGCACTTTAAGGTTGCCGGTCAGAGTGCCACCCGCGACAGGCAGCGCACCGATGTCGGCAGGCTTCGGCTTGTTGTTTGGCGAATATACCCGCGCCCCACGCTCTTTCAGATCGCCCAGCTTCAAGTTCATACCGCCAGCGGCATTAATCTCAAGGATATCTGCCTTCCCAACACCCTCAGCACGAGTTCGGAACAGCCAGCCTAACTTAGTATCCTCCTTGTCAGTGGAAGCGTAGAACGTCATGCGGTTTTGATGGTTTGAGCCAACGAAAGCCCCCGTTCCAAGCTGAAAGGCAAATGGGTTAGCCGTTGCAATCGAGCATGTTCCGGTTACTCGCAGATCTCCAGCCACTTCCCCGCCCTTGTTCGACAGCGCACCAACGTCTTGAGCGGTTGGCTTGTTGTTCGGTGAGTAGACTCGCTGACCGGCTTCTTTAAGCTGGCCTGTCACCACATTAAAGCCACTTTTGGAAATTGTGACGACATGCGCCCCGTTTGCGCTATCAGGCGCGTGGTAGAATGACAGGCCATTCGCCGCATCAAACCGGTAAACACTAAGCCCGCTGGAGTTAACCTTCTCAAAAATATGCGCAGGCTTCTGACCGCTAATTTGAACGGCAAGGTGGCCGCCGATGGTGTCACCCGACTTGGAAACCGCACCTACATCTTGAGCCGTTGGTTTAAACTCCGTTGAGTAGACATACGCCCAGTTTCGCCATGCACCGCTGTAGCGTGTCCGATATGCCAGACGGCCAGTAGCCGCAGATGTGCCATACGGGATCGCAATCTGAGTGACGTTGCTTGTCGTGCCGTAAACATACTGCTGAATGTAGTGATAACCGGTTTTACACTGAGCGCTACCGTTACTGCCCGACTCCTGAATCAACTTGTGATAAACACCGCCGTTCGCTGGCAATGCGTCAATGTCTGCCGTCGTTGAGCCACCATCGGTTTTACCCGTCGCCTTAAAGCCGCCACCAGAAACCAGACCCACTTGATCGAATGTCGGCACTTGGCTCTTTGTGTAATAGCGACCGTCATGCGTATGGCTGTCATTTGCCACTGTAGTCGCGATTGACACGTCCCCGCTACCATCCAACTGCACTGAGCCAGAAACGTCACCTGTCAGCGATACAGTGCGTTTTGCAGCCCATTTTGATGCAGTGGCAGCGTTACCCGAGATTGCGATGGCGTAAGTGCCAGACAGACGAGCAGCCGGAACGATCCCTGACAAAAGGTTCGTTGCGTTGGTAAAATACTCAGGCGCTTTAGAGCCAAGCATTTCCGCATTTTTGGCCGAGTTAACGGAAATACCGTAATGGCCGGACAGGCGAGCGGCATTAACAACACCCGCATTCAGGTTCGAAGCGTTTTGGTAGAAGCTACCCTGCTGCCCATCCAGAAGATCAGCGTCCAAGCCTGAGCCTGCACCGTCGTTGTTGGCGTGCCAAATCGTTGCGCCCTTCCACTTGAACTCACCGTTTCGGATTCGAAGCAATTCAACTCGAACATCATCTGTAGGCGTGTAAGACTCAAACAGAATACCGCCATCTACAGAGCCGCCCGTGCCGTTCGTATCAATCATCCGGAATACGCGAGCATCGTTGTGTTGACCGAAATAGGTGTCATCTGACAGAAGCTCTAAGCCCTCACCAATTGCGAACTTCGCTTTACCGGCTACGCTGATTCCTGCTTGGAAGGTCATTGCGCCGGTAAACGTATCACCAGCCTTGTTTGCCTTTGTCGCCAGTTGAGCGTTAATTGCGGCAATAGCCTCGCCTTTGTCAGTCAGCGCATCAGCCAGCTCTTTAAAGCTGTTCAGCTCTTCGCTTGCCCCGTTCAAAATCGCATCAAACTTCGCATCAACCTGTGACTTCAGGTAGTAGCGCGTGTCGTGGTTGTGCTCGGAAGGTGGCAGCGTGCTTGGGATGCCGGTGATGTCACTCCAAGACGGCTTGTTATGCTTGGAAAAGACGTGCTCACCATTCTCGAAAATCGCCCCTGTCGAGTGGAAGCCCGTTGTTAGGTCGAGGTCAACGGACACTTCAACGTCAAACTCAGTGTGCTCGGCTGGAACTTCGACGGCACTCTTGATGTTCCAAGCGTTGTGCGGGGAATATTCGCTATCCATGTAATAGCTAACTTCCGCATCCGCATCAATGAAGACCTCAATAGCTACGGGGCCGTAAGTCTTATCAGCCTTATTTGTCACAAGACGGATGAAGCGAATTGTCCCGTTACCATTGTTGTAGCCATTTGAGGCAAGGATATTGATGTAAGGGCTTTTCCCGTAAGCCACACCAGCCTCAAAGCGAACATACCCATGCTGGCTACTCTGCCCCTCGCAAATGGTGAAACGACCATTGCATCGCGAAGCACCCTCGTAAAGACGATACCATTTTCCGCCTACACACTGATGCTTGGAACTCAGCAAACCAACATAGCGACCATCATGGCTATGGCCTGACAAAGAAAATGCACTTGCGCGCTTACCCTCAAGCGTAAAAGCATCTGGGTTATCAAGGTTAAACAGAATCTCTTTGGAGTTTTGGTTTGCAATTACGCGAACCCCCTTGCCGCCCTTCATAGCAACAGAGGTATTTTCACCAGGGATGTTTAATGTTCCCTCGTTCGCAGCAATGCTGGCGATGGACTTGATAGCCTGAGTTCGAGAGCCAAAAACGAAAACTTCACCCGAGTCGTCCTTTGAAAACACGACACCATCACGGGCGTTAATGGCTAGTTCTCCCACTTCCAGATCTGCCGGAAGAGGAACCTTACCCGCCTCAAACGTTTTCTTTAGTATAATTTTGTTGCTCATAATACTTTCCAAAAACGGGGGCTAAGTAGCCCCCAAAAACGTCTCAGAACGTGCCGCCATCAATGGTGAAGCCATCAATAGCAGAGGTTGAAGCACCCGCCCCTGTCAGGTTTGCACCCAGCGTTACGTTACCTCGTAACGTAGCCAGTTTGTTCACTGTCAGGTTCGAACCAATCAATGCGCTCGCGGTCAGCGACAGATCTTTCACGATTGTTACCGTGTTTTCAAAAGTCGCTGCGCCAGCAACTCGCAGAGCGTTAGCTACAGTGATCAGGTCGTTGGTGATTGTCAGACGCTTTGCGGTTGCGCTGTCGGTAATACCGCGAGAGTTAAACGCACCAGTCGCAGTCAGCGCCGTAAAGCGACCGGTAGATGCGGTTCCTGCACCGATGGTTGTGCCATTGATAGCACCGCCAGCCACGGTAACGTGCGTGATTGTCACTGTGGTTGCGCCAGTTCCATCAGCGCGCAGAGTCCCGCCTTCAATAACCAGCGCGCCAAGGTTAGAAATGCCCTTCACTGTCAGCGAGTTTTCAAATGTCGCCGCAGATTTAAAGGTTGCCGCCTCATTCACCGTCGCACTGCCAAGAACTTGCAGGTCGTTACCAACCTGAGTTCGAGCATTGTCGATATCCAATTGACGAGTGGTTGCGATATCACGGAAGCCGCGAGTAGTGAAAGTGCCGCCGGCTACAGTGACGTTGCCTGTAATTGACGCGCCAGCCTTCACAATAAGGTTTTTGTTGGCAGTGAGTGTATTGCCGACAGTAACCGTGCCTACGATGTTGGCAGAGCCGCCGACCGCCAGAGCACCACCGATATCAGCGCGTTCATCAATAGCCAGGTCATAGCCTGAGAATGAGCCGCGAATATGCACATCCTGTAGGTCGCGGAAGCTGGCCGCCGATTTGTTCTCGCCCGTGCCAACGTGAGCCGTGAAGTAGTCACCGGCTTCGTCCCACACAAAAAACGCTGACAGTGCCGAACCACGCTTAACTTCGAAGCCTGCGTTTTCGGTTGGCGCAACGTCAGTGGCAATATCCGAGTTCAACTGAATAATCGCGTCACCAATGTTGACCTCGTTTGAGTTAACAGAAGTTGTTGTGCCCTTTACGGTCAAGTTACCGTCGATAACTAGATCGCCTTTCAGCACGTCACCATCTTTTCGGATAAACGCACCGGCACCACCAATCTCTTTAACCTCACCTGAGCCACCGATAAACAGGATTTCGCTCAGATTCGAGAACGCCAATTCACCATCGGCCAGCGTTGCAGGCGTGTTGGTGGTATTCGAGCGTTTGATCTTGATAATGTTCGTAGACATTTAAAATGCTCCGCAATTGATAACTAGGCCACGCACTTCCACGGTGGCCTCATACTTCCCTGTTTCTGCGTTAAATTGCAGAAGTGAGCAGTCTTGGCGATTGGTTTCATCAATATCGTTCGCTCCCGAAATGAGATGAGGGCCGGGAATCCCCTGAAAGCCCTGCGAAATAACCCGAACATGGTCTTTTGTCACAACCACATTCATCGCGTCTTGATTCACAATCACCTTGGAGCCAACTTCCTTACTTGGCTGCTCCGTATCTCCACCGTTCAAATTTCGAATGACTAAACGAGTCATCTAATCATTCCTCCGGTAACGTCGTTGGCACATCCGGCAGCTCTGGCTCCGGTTCTGGCTCTGGCTCTGGCAGCTCAACTGGGTCTCTCGGAACCTCAGCAATCATTCCCTTGACGCTGAACCGGCCAGTAAGCAGAGGCACAACCGTCTTCTCACTGCCAATATTTCCCTCTGAGCCACCCATTTCGATAGCCTTTGGCGTTGGCGCATAGAGAATGAGATCGTAGTGCCAGTCACCCTCTAGCAAGTCCTCTGTTTCCCGAGGATTAATGCCAATTCGCAGCTCCCCTTTCATTGGCTCTGGAATCTGGATTCGCCCATTATCGGTAGAGAACTCAAGAACGAGTCTTGAGTCTCTTGTAGGCTGTCGTCTTACTTGCAGAAGTGCCTTGTAGCCAACGATATTTACTGGCTCACCGTCCTCCTGACAGTAAGTAACAGCGAATCCGAACGAGCGACCTTTTGTTAGCCTAAGATTCTGATATCCTGCTTCCATCAGTCACCGCTTATTTATTCAGATAAAACGCAAAAAGCCCTTCATGGTGCTTACATGACGTTTGCGACGGCAAACCTCATAGCCCTCTCGTGAGCCTTCGTCGTTCGTATTCCCTTCAATGGTGTAGACATACTCACCTTCGACATACTCAACAATCCCAGCATGACCGTTGCCGGACTGGAAAATCTGAATGAACACATCACCAGGCTGAGCGTTGTTCACACAGCAAACACGCTTCTCTTTGGCCTTGTTCCACATCGTCCCGCAATGAGCAGTCCGAGGAACGCCCGTAACACCAACTTGTTGAAGACACCAATAAACAAATGCCATACACCAAGGGGCTGGGACATTGATGCCTGCGGAGGTTAGATACTCACGAACTCGCTTACCGTCATTAGAGCCGCGAGGAACTTCTTCAACGCCAACCTCGCCGTTCGCAACGGCAAGTAGCTTTTGAATCAGTTCTTGTTTGACTTGATAATTTTGATTATCCATAACACTGTTCTCCATCCACCGATGCCACCCAAAGCGCCAAAGAAAATGATTTGATGAGTGCTCATTTCTCTCATTAGCCCGAGTGAATACATCGCAACGCCAGCAATACCAGACAAGATCATTTCCCCGAATAAAACGCGCAGGTTCAGCTTCGGCTCATCAGAAAGAAGTTGTTTGGCAATAGATCCAAGAACAAACAGCCCTACTATCGAAACAAGCAGGGACGGAGCTTCGATAGCAGGGTCGGATGAGGTCTTAGTCGCAACCTCGACGAGAAGATCTGACTTATCCATGTCTAGGCTCCTTAAAAGCCCGAACATAATAAGTCATCACTTACTTATTATCTAGCCAAAAATCAATGACCTTTTTCCAGTTTTTCAACCTTTTGGGCTAGTTCATTAACAGCTTCAATCAGGACTGCCACCAAGCCGTTGTAATTCACGGCCAGCTTGTCTTCCTCCTTGAATACAAGATGCTTATCAACCGCCTCTACCTCCTGAGCCAAGACACCTACAGAGGCTTGTCCGGACGCCTTTAACTTGTAGGTGTAACCGCCCAACTGTTTCACCTTGCCAAGCGCACCGGTGATTTTCCGAATGTCTGTTTTGGCCTTCATGTCGGAGGTGTTGTAGATGATCCCGCCCACAGTCAGGTTTGTTGTGATTGTTACTGACTTGGCGAACGTCTCGTCCACCGCTTTACGCGCATAAGCAGAATCATGGTTGTGGGACTTCGCCGCATATTTGGCATCCGCATCCTGCACTGAAAGCGGTGTTTTGGCGAAGTCGATAATCATCTTCCAACCGCCGTCCGCATACATGTAGAGCTTTTTCTGGTCACTGCGGTAACAGGTTCGACCGTCGCTAGGTGGTGGCGTTGTCGGCCAAGCAATACCCGATGAGTTTGAAAGAGCTGTTTTGTCGTTATTCAAGATCTGCGGCAATGACGCACGAAGGTTGGTGTTTTCAGTAATCTCGGTATAGTTTTGCATGTTTCATCCCCAAAAACTGGCTACCTTAGTAGCCAGAAGCATTCCAGTTAACTCGTCCCGTTGTCAGGCTGCCCATAGAGTCATAGATAGACACATAGAAGCCATCAGTCGTGATGTTTGAGGCGTAGACCGTTGCCCCAACCACCACATCCGCTCCTGTAGAGCCGGTGAACTGCGGAACCACACGCGGTGGGACAGTGAATTTCCGATTGAACTTCACCTGCATGTTGTCAGGCTCAGTCACCTCCACATAACCACGGTCGATTACATCCGGCACGTCCACAATCAGAACTGATGAGGAAATGCCAGGTAACATTGAGGTTGAGTCCGTCCAGACCCGATAGACAATGTCCACCTCATCCGAATCGTAGAATCCCGCAGTAAACCTCTCGTAGCGCGTCCACCCACACAAACGAGGCGTTTTAGCGTGGAAGGCGGCAAGCTGCTCCCTTCCGCTAATCTCAATGGCCTTCTCCAAACGCAGGCTTCTCAGGCACAAAGCCGGAGTCGTTCCTGACTCGGAAATAGCCTCGGTGATCTTCAAGTGCTGGATTGCACCCAAGTTTCGAATGATGGCGGTTGTCTCTGCGCATTTACCACCATGAACGGACGCGCTAACCACCACCTCTTCCGAGCGCTGGCGAACCATCAGGTTAATTACTCGGTTAACTACGTTGCTTGAGTCCAAAGGCTTAGCAAGAATCAGCGTAGAGCCGCCCTGGACCCCGATATGGAACTCTCGGCCAATATCCTCAATGTTAATCAACAAGCTACCCGCAGAACCCTCAACCAAGAACTTGCCGATCAGTCCACTGCGAACCGCACCAATCGAGAAAACCAGTTGAGACTCCATACCTGCCATGCCTTTTAACGGGAATCTCGCGTAGCCAGCACTTGTCATATACATACCCACCGCCTGCATTGCGCCGCGAACGATGGTTCCGGCTGTCAGAGTCGTTTCGCTCAATGTAGGCACGGACTCGTTATAGCCCTTCTTGACTGACGTTACAGTGTGACAATCATAACCCTCGAACAGACTTGCATCTCGTCCACGCATCTTGGTCGAGATATACCGCTCGAATCGGTGGCTATCATCCACACCAGATGGAATCCAGAACATTGTCTCTGCCTCAGCCCATGAAATTTCACCAAGGCTCGCCCAGTTCCGGTCGTCATCCTCTGCTACGGAGAATGGGAAGTCTCGAACGATCAATCGGGAAGCTCGGGCTGAGTGTGTCTGCTCAGTTTCGCGGTATTCAAGGTAGCTCTGGCCGGAAACACCAACGAGTGAGTTGACCTTATCAACCAGCATGTTTACCTTAACGCCATCCCAGCCTGCCGCCCCGAAGTTAACGGTATGGATAACGTTGTAATCCTCCAGGTCATTCCGAGCCACAGCGGCAAATGAAGCCGATGCCGATGGAATGCCGAACCGGTCAATCGCTTTTACCCAAAAGTAGTCTTCTGCCTCAATGGAGTCAGAGTCGATTGAGTATGAGTTACCCGATACATCCGCCAAGTGCTCTGACATAGCCCAGCTCTGACCACGGCGAATGGTGTAACTCGTTACATCAGGGCTTGGATGCTTATCCCAGCGCAGGATAACCACTCGGTCGTTCTGGATAGCAGTTAGACCAGTTACGGGATCTGGCCCCTTAATCTCAATGCGAGTCGAAGACGCCGACTCAGACATGTTGCCCTCAACGTCAATCGCCTTTATCAAGAAGGTAAAGCTACCCGCCTCCTTGGTGTCGATAACCGTTGAAGTGGTATCCAGACGTTCAACGACAATTGTTGATGATCCCCAAGTGCTTCCCTGTCGAATCTGATAACCAACAACATCCGCCTCTCTGTTGGAAGCCCAAGACAAGGTAATACCTGCAAATGAGCGTCCAGCTTTGAAGCCCTCTACAGCTTTTGGCGCTACTGATGTGCCAAGAACCGTATGCGTCACCACCTCTGAGATCGGGCAAACCTGTCCGGTCATATCCAAGGTGTTTGCCGTTACCGTCAGTGAGTCGCCGTTTTGAAGGTTTTCGACAACATAGCTCATCGTGCCGGTTGGAATGCGAATGACCTCCGTGCTCTGACCGTTAAGCGAAATACCAAGACGGACGGACGCATAGCTGCCGGTCAATGGACGCTCCCACGAAATATAAGCCCGAGTCATCACAGTCATGCCCGACTTGTAAATCTCCTCAACGATGCCGAGGTTTCGCACTGGTGCAGGTGGCTCATTTGGATTCATCGGAGGCACATATTCATACTCACCGCTCAGGTTGAAGATAGACTCGTTATATTCAACGCAAGACAGAGTTCGCTTGAAATCGCCATCGCCGGAAATAGCCGTAACCACGAAAGGCTTAGCCACTCGCGACGACTTGCCGATGTGAATCATGCTCTGAGGCAAAATATCAGCAGGCAATTCCGTATAGAGGTGCAGCAACCCCTTTTCAGGCTCGGTTTTCATGATGTTCGAGGTAAACAGATGATCGAACTTAATCAAATCAACGGCACTACCTACCGCCAAACCAGCCGGAATCCGGTCGAGATACACCGCCTTGCCGTCACTGCCAATCAGACGCTCATTCAGAGAACCAAAGCCGATAGCAGCAACGTCACGACTAACAGCAGCATCCAGAGTAACTTTCTTATTAGCCGCATCAATTGCCGCAACTTTTGCTGTCCCCAGCTTGAACGTTGGGTAGTGAACCATGACCTGAGAGCCAAACTCTGCAATGTCAGCCTCGGACAAATCCACCTGAACCACACCGCTCTTCGCCTGTCCGGTCAACGTCCGGCATGAGCGCCCCCAATCAATATGGTCGCTCTGAACCAACACCACATCGCCAAGGGAACATGCAATGGCATCAAGGTAAGCGTCGAACGTGCAACTCACACTGATGTATTTGTTATTGGCTCTGAATACGCCAAGAATTTTCTCCGCCTGCTCTTTGTTGGTCACACCAGGCAATGAAACCTTGTTCTCGCGAATTGGCGCACCCTTGGCAATTTCGTCATGCTCGACGATCTTCACGAAGGAAGCCGCGTTCTTGTTCTCAATGTCGTAGTATTCAGCCTCAAACACGTTTGCACGGTCTTTGCTGCTCGACCATGACACCGACAACGTATCTGCAAGCATGTTTGACGAGCCAAACACCATCACCGGATTGCGAGGCTCGTAGATGATCAGACTTAGCTGGGAACCCACAGGGCTAATCTTCGCCAGACCGCAGCGTGTCACGATCTGTAGCGCATCCCATACACTCGTCATGGAGTCGAATACGCCGTTGAATTTTAGCTTGTTGGAGTTGCAATACGCCGCCCAATCAACGAACCGGTCAAAGTCGATATGTCGCTTAGGAACGGAGCCGAACTCAATGGCAATGTCCAATGAAATCCAAGCAGGGTTGTCACTCCAGATGTAGCCAGTCTGATTGCCTCGGCGGTCATAGGTCTTCACCTTGCGACCACGAACAAGGCTGACAACATCCGGTGTCCCGTTTAGCTGGTCTGTTGCCTTGATGGTGGCTCGAAGAACGGCTGTCCCTCGGTGAGCAACCGTCGAATACTGAACTGCCTCAACGGCATTCAGCCAGCACTCATCCATGATGTAGTCTGACTCCGATTCCGCCGTAATACGGAAGAAGCCGAGTTCATAGACGGTATCATGAGCCTGCGAGTTAAGGTTCATCTTGACGATGACCCGCTTAGGGTTTGAGGTGCAGTCTTTAATGATGTTCGACTGCGATAGTGCCTGCATCGCCTTTGCCGACTTGACCGTGACGCCTTTCCCTTCAATCTGGTAGCGATAGTAGTAACGGGCATTAGTCGATTCATGCTGCTCAAGCTCAACCGAAAGCTCTCTTACCCCCGTTACAATGCCTGTAAGGGGATTTGAAATAACCCTGACCCAATCACTTTCGCTCGACTTCTTGCGCTCAATCATAAGCGTTGCGTTGTAACTATCGGTCGCCGACAGCTTGAACGAGAACTTCACAAGGTGGTTTTTCGTATCAGTGAGGTCAGTGTTAAAAGCCAGCTCCTTGCCGGAATCACCTGCATATGTCCAAGTGCCGCCCTTAATTCTGTATGCCGTGCGGATTTCAACCTCTCGGTCCCACTTCTTGTTTGAGTCGTCGTCTCGGTGAATCAAGCCGTATGGGAAAGAGATTTGAAGCTCGGCTGCGTTAGTGCCTGCCGGAAGCTCAACAACCCCCATTTCCTGATTAAATGCTCGACCAACCTCAATGTGGCGACGAATAGACCCAGCATACTCGGAGGAAACTGGCTCATTCAGCGCCCCGCGCTTGTAAGACCAGCTTGTAGACTGATAGCTCTCAATTGGCTGATCGTTTACCAGCACCTCTTTGACTTCGCTGATTTCACCCTCTGATAGCGCGACCAGCATAGTCAGAACTTCGTCCTCGTCGGACAGTCCCTTATCCATGCCGATTAGCAAACCGCCCGTCCAATGTTCGCCATACAGGACAGGAATCGGAGAGCCTTCTCGCGTATTCATTGACGGCGCGCCCAAACTGTAAGTTGAGCTTTGCTCTTCGGAGGCGGATGCCTGCGTTGGCATTGGGATAAGCGCGTTGATCAGCAGTGCGCCAGCGGTATTGATGGCGGCTGCAGCCAAGCCTTTCATGAACGTGCTACTAATGCCGCCAGTAGCCCACGCCGAAAAGGCGGCAACAGCAATCAGGGCAACTGAACGTAAAATGCCCTTGTTATCGCCGCCACCACCAAACACATTCTGAATAAGGACGATGTGTTCGCCTTTGCCTGGAATAACCTCAATCCCAGACGCTCTCTGCCATTTCCTGACCGCCAAGGAAGACAGCGAATGCGTCATCCCGAGGCAGACCCTCTAGATAATGAGACAGAGCAGCCCCCTCTTGGTAAACGATGTTCGCGTAATCTCTCTTGCTGAGATCGAACGGCGAGTAGAGGATCTGCAAATGCAAATCGTCACTGCAACTCGCGCTCAAATCCACACTAGGGATTATGTTGTGCTGCATGGTTGATAAACTCCAACAACCTTGTTTCTCCAAACAGGACTCAGCAGACGGTCTACAACAACCATCCCTGAGCCTTGCCACGTGTGAATGAATTGCATCTTTGGCAGCAACATGGCGGTATGGCAGTCCTCACCCGCCACCCTCAGCAGCAATGTGCTGTAAGGAACGAGCGCGTAGGTATTGCTGTCTGTCGGATCGCAGCTTTTGATGGTCGGGTATCCGGCTTTACTCAGCACCGGTTCCCAGCTCTGTTTCCAAACGGCGGCAGAACTTGCCATTTGCCGTGGCGTTTCGGGCGTTTTGTAATTGGGAGCCTCAACCCCCATTCGTCGATAAAGCTCCATCAGCAGCCCGTAACAGTCGTAATAACCGTTTTCGCCTCTCGCACCTCTCAGATAGGGCTTTGTTAGCAAATCGCCAAAATACAACTCAGTCACCGCTTACTAATCCTTTAGCTAAAAATAGACGGAAAACCGCCAAAATTCGCCGAGTTACCCTTGGCTATACAGCCATTTCGGCCATTCAGGCTGTAGTCACAAGTCTGCGCTGAGCCTTTATAGCCGCAGCGTTCATCTTTGAAAAACCAAGAGCAGTATTCTCGGTAGGCAATGCGTCTTGGATACCGAACTCGCAGGTAATCAGGCATTTCCAACTTAAAGGAAATGTCTCCGCCCTTAACGCTCGTATCTGAAATGGATAGAACTTCCGTAAACTCCGGCTCTCTATCGAGTGTCATTGTATTCACAATGTCGATCTGAACCTCAGAGCCAGCCGCCCCTCTTGATGACTCGATAAGGCGCTGGATTTGTCCCGTAGAGTCATGCCCGGTGATGGAAGCAGTTGTCATTTCTCCCTCTGACTGCTGAAACTCAAAGTCGAAGTTCGCGGCCAAGTAGGTATTGCCCTTATATTCAATATCCTCAATCCATCGAGCAATGTAGATTGAGGTCAGCTCTCCGTTAACATCCATCCGAACAGTAAAAAGAGGCACGAATGCCTCTTTTGATGCAAGTTTGGATTTGTCGATAACGGATGCAACATTTAGGTGTCGCATCTATCTCTAAACCTCAGTCAGTTTAATCAGGACATCCCAAAGGTGAACACCACCAATGCCCTTGTAACTGAACAGTAATTTATCAGCAAAGCGAACCAAATGTAAGTCACCGCTTACTGGATTTTTGTAGAAAAATGGCTCTACGCCGCCCATGCGAGCCTCATAGAACTTAACCAGCTCTTTCCTGTTTGTCTCAGATAAGTCGGTAAAGCCGGTCTCAAATGACTTACGTGCCTTTCGTGTATGACGGGGGCGCGTGAAGACATACCCATTATCCGAATCTACCCGAATGGCTTGGTCTTCAAGCTCAACCTTATGCTTGCTTGAATCCTCCCCCGTAGACGTTGAGATTCGCCCGAAATTAGGCATTAACGCATAGCTTCTCATTAGCTAAGTGCTCCCTTCATACCGTCCCTGAATGAACCAGGCTTATTCACGGCTTCCAACACAACATCAAGAATCATCTTCTTGCCATCAAAACGGCGGCCGGTTTCACGGGCGCTCATCTGCTCTCCTGACTGGTTAATCAGATTGAACTCTACGGCTCCACCCATTGAGGCGGTTGCTGGTGCTGAGCGCGTCATAGAGGCTTGCCGAGGCATTGCCGTAACCATCTGAGGTGCAATACTGCGGCCAGCCATTGCCAAGTTACCCCCGACTGAAGCAATCGCACCGCCAGCCATTGAGCCAACAGATGAAGCCGCCACATCCGAAGCCGCTTGCACACCCGCCGTAGCCCCGCCGCCTTGCAGCGATGTGAACCAGTTGCTAATCCCGTCTGTCAGCGGTGAAATCACCGTTTTCATCAGGGCAATGCGCAGGATTTGCTGAATAACCTTTTCCGCAAAGTTGCGCCACTGATCTTCGCCGGTCATCATGAAGGAGGTTGTTGCATCTACAATTCCTTCAAGAGCACCTGCCATGACGTTTTCAAGCTGCTCGCCAAAGTCCTGATACTGAACCGCCAGCTTCGCAAAAGCCCCTTCGGTTAGCTTTTGGCGCTCATGAGAGGCTGCCGCAGCAATCCGAGTTTTCTCGCCCTGATAAGCCTCCCAACTCAATTTGTCATCGAGATAGAGCTTGTCTAGCGCTTGGTTCTCGGCAACAACGATTTCGTCAAAGGCAGCCAGACGAGCGCTACGGGATGCCTCGTTCTTATAGTCGCCACGCTTTTTCAGGCGATTGTCGATGTTATTCAGGAAAGGCGTGATATTGTCAGAAAGAACAATCTGGTCTTGAATGGCCTGCTTGTTCGCTTCCATGTATTGAAGCATTGTCTTGGCATTATCAACCTGCTCTTTCGGAATCAAGCCGCCATTCGGACTATTCGCCAAGGCCAGAATCTCTTCATACTTCTGTTTGGTAAGGTCAAACTGAGTATTGAACTCGTCCAGCTTTGTCGGTCCCTGCACGTCCATGTCTGAACGCATCCAAGAATCGGCAGATTTCGACAGCTTTCCAGCTTTCTCCGCAGTCGCCTGTCGTCTCTCAAGGTTATCCATCGCACGGGCTACGCCTCGGATATCTTGAGCCAGCTTCTCAAACGCCGGTTCCTTGGCAATCTCGCCAAGCTCTTCCCTAAACTGCTGGATTCGTTCCAGTGCCGCACCCAAGAAAGCACCGCTACCGGTTTCGCGTCCGTCCATTCGGGCAAACTGCACCTGTAGGGTTTTCAGGTAGGTCTTCATCTTGCCGGTCGTCTTATCAAGCGCTGCACGTCCAGAGTCAGACAAGATCTTGCCAACTTCACCGGAGTAACGCTTATCCACATCGGCCAGTGACTTCATCAGCCCCTCATACTGAGACTGATATTGGTTCATCTGCTCAATGCGCTTCTCGATCTCCGCTCTTTCCTTGGCTGTAACGTCAGGGTTTGACAGATAGCTCAGTCGTTCTGAGCTGGCGTCGATTTCCCTTTGCAGCAGTGCCATTTCTTTCTGCACTACACCACGAGCTAGACTGCGCTGTTCAGCTCGGTTTTTGGCAAGCGCCGCCTCTTTCTCAGACACAAGCATTTTCGAGTTAATGATTTCCTCGTAGGCTTTCGCCAGCTTGTCTGATTCTTGGTTGTAGGTTGTTCGAACGGCCTCCATTTCCTCGGCAATTTTGGCTCGCTCCTGCGCCAGCTCTTTTGAAATGGAAGACTCGTAAACGTAAGATGCAGACTTATCCAGCGCCTCTTGAAGCTCTTTCTGAGCCAGCTTAATGCGCTCAAGCTCTTCATCGGTGGCTTCCTTGGATAGCGCGCCCAGCCTCTCAAGACGTGCCTCTACGTCCTTGATGGTAGATTCGTTGGCCTGCTTCGGATCGGCTTTCAACTCCGCCGCCCACTCAATCGATCGATCAGCCAATGTAGACTTATCCCAAATGCCGTAAAGCGCAGACAATGCCTCATAGGCCATCCAAACTGCGGTAGCCAACGCAGCAAAATGAGGTTGAACAGCCGCAATGCCCGTTCTCAGGGTTGTAAACAGAGCACGAACGCCAACCATGCCCTTGCGGAAATTACCGAATACCGCAGTCACACGCTTGCCGACAGAACTTAGCTTCTCCATCACCTTCGTCAAAGCGCCACCATCGGCGGATACCTTGTTGAAGTTTTTGAACTTGTCTGCAAACGACTCTACGCCCTTGCCTGCCTTCGACAGCACACTCAGTAGCTTCACAAATGGCGCAACAAGCAGTTTGCCGATACCAAGAATCAGCTTACCGCCAATCAAATAGCCGATTGTCGTCGCGACAGCCGAGATTGCGTCACGGTTCTCATACATGACCTTCATCAGCTCGGTCATCTTCACGACCATCTGAGCAAGCCAAGTGCCGAACTCCTGCGCCCACTCCCTGAATGCTTTGGTTTCCAGAGCGGCATTAAGCTCTAAAACGGAATGCGTTACGGCGTCATAGTAGGAAGGTAGGTTGCCCTCTTTGTCTCCGGAACCTTCACCAATCTCGCGCCCCAACAGCTTCAAGTTTGCGGCCAGCTTCGACATTTGACCTGAATAGGTCTTCATCATCTTCTCAGCCGAACCACCAAAGGCCAGTTCAAACTCAGCAAGAAGACCTTTAATTGCAGGCAATGCCGCAACGGTGCCGGTTTCGATTTGCTTAACCAACTGACCGACTGACACACCCATTGAGCGAGCCATCAGCTTCATTGCCGCCGGAACCGATTCACCCAATTGCTGACGCAACTCTTCCATCGAGATTACGCCTTTACCCGCCATTTGCTGGATAGCCACGGCTGCACGTTCAAGCTCCAGGTCAGAACCACCAAACGCCGCAACACCGTCAACAAGCGCTTTAAGAGAGCCGTTTGTTGGGTCGATTCCGCCGGATTTGAACTTAACGAATGAGTTTCGAAGGGCATCAATTTTGAATGGCGCTGATTTTGTCATTTCGAGAACGTAATTAACGTCCCGAACCGACTCTTTGACAACATCACCAGTGGTAGCCAGACCGCGCATTGTCAGTGTCAGACGTTCAATATCATCGGTTGCCCGTAAGATCGCGTCCTGCCACGTCCAAAATACATGCTGCAAAGAGGACATTGCCCCTTCAAGCATTCCCAGAACCATCACACCTTCAAATGCACTTCGACCGACGCCATTGAAGCGACGTTCTAATTTGGCTAAGGCAGATGAGGTTCGGTTGACTGGTGCTTCCACCTTGACCATAGCATCAACTAGCTGCTGCATCTTAACGTCGATGCCGGACAAGGTGTGGTTAGTCTTTTTTGCGGTAGCGTCTAGCTTTTTAAGACGGTCTTTCAGATTTTTGAAAGCCTGTTGAGCACCGCGATCACTCGCGGTGAACTCGAAGTGTAGATTATCGCTCACTTATCGCATTCCCTAGCAGTGATTTCAGCCTATCAATGGCATCTGCATCAGGCTCGGCATCCTCTAATGAGCGTTTAATCTCAATTGGACTGGATAACTGCTCGGTAAGAGATTCCGCGAAGTCCTTGAGGTGTTCTTCACTGGTTTGCGAAGCCCGCAGAAGCCTTAGTTGGCTGATGTCCATTTCCGCTCTGTGGCGGTCTACGTTCCGGCTCATCATCCAAAAGGTTCGAATGGGAAGAGCCAGCACTTCGCTATAGGAAAGGTTGTAGTGATGAATCAGGCGGGAAAAGTAGAAACCCAAGTCAATCGCCACAACCTCACCGCTCTCATTCCGAGTTATTCCTTTCCCTCGGATTGAGATTCGGCACCCTCTTGATTTTCAGCTTCCGCATCCTCGGAAACGAAATTCACTAGGGCAATGATCTGTTCGAAAGTCATGCTTTCCAGTTTTTCGCGGGTGATTGTCGGCACCACAGACAAGACAACTTGAATGTAGGTATCAAGCTGTTCTTGCATCGTTGCATTCTTCTTCTGCATCAGCTTTTGCATCGCCACAAATGCACCGAATGAAAGCGGGTTTACTTTATGCTTCACGCCGCCCAGCAGGACTTCTTTTGTTGCAGGGGCGATTTCGTCTAGATTCAACAGCTTTGTCATTCTCTCGTCTCCAAAAATAGGGGCATTTCAGCCCCTAGTAAGTCATAGGTGACTTATTTATCAGTTTTAGCAGTAGACTGTTTGACTAGCGCCTCTGCGGCACTGCCGCCAACAGTCATTAGATGGCCGGTTGAGTCTGGATAGGCAGTAAACTCAAGCTCGAATACACGCTCTTCGTTGTGCTTGTAGGCAAAGCTCATAGAGCCAGCCGTAGCAGCGCGAGGAATCGTTACCGAGTAGTCGTCTTTGTTGCGCGGAGTCAGCACAAGCGCCTGCGCCAGCTTCACTAGGTCAATACCCTCGCCAACCTTAACGGTCAGTGTCTTCTGACCCGAATCAATCGTTGAGCCAGGCATTACCGCAGTGATCTTCGCAATGTCCGTTTCCACCATCGGCACTTTGACCTTGATGTTACGACCCATGATGCGCTCGGAAACGGTAGTCTCACCGAACTGGTCAACCTTCACTTCGTGAGTGTCAGTTGTAACCTCAACCTCTACACCACCTTTGGTTAGACCAAGTGAAACATCACCGAATGTCACATCACATGCGCCCAATTTGATGTTTTCAACTCCTGATGACATAGCAATTCCCTTTGTTAGAGTTTCACGCATGAAAATTCCATTACCATCACGAACTCATACCGCCCTATTTCGTCCTGACGGTGCGGTTCAGGATAGGTAATGGGTCTGACGTAGTTAAAATGCACATTCCCCGAGGTGACGTTCTCCGCACCTGCATACTCGAAAATCTGCTCGACTAAGCTCACGCCGTCAGCTATCGAGTCGGAATGCACCACAAGCCTCAGAACATCCTTGTAATAGCCTTTTAGCTCATGGTCGATTTTGAAGCCGCCGTATGGTACTGCGAGCAAAATGCCTGACACCACATCGGACGGCATTTCATAGGCAAAAAGTGTTTCTCCAATTACACCTACGCCAATGTAATCGAGGTAATGCGCATAGCTTTCCAAAATCATCGCCAGCGTCCCTTCAACCCTGCTTTGCTCAGGTCATTTCGTAGCTTGTCCATCCAGTGACGGCGTAACCACTCCCGAGAACGACCTACATAGCCAGAGCCAATTTTGAACTGAGAGGCTGACTGCTTTTCGATAGAGCGAATGCCAAGTTTGTATCCGCCCTTGTTCATCGCCGGTGCGTATTTATCGACAGGTCGCTGAGTTTTGCTGTTAACAGCTCCCTCTCTAACCCCAATTCGCATGATCAGACCGTCCTTAGTCTTCTCAACCGCCCCTTCAATGGACTCTTCCAATGAACCTGTATCCCTTGGAACCATCGCAGCCATCATTCGTGCGCCATCTTCGGCAACCTTTCTCGCCGTCTGTAACGTCACTCGCTTAAAACCGTTCTCAGCGTTGGTAAGCCTCTGCCGCGCTTTGCTGGCGGAAAATGTCAAACCCAAGGCTCTAGCTCCGCAGCAATGTGCCCCGCTCTCCCTCGCAAACCCAGCATGACTTCCAGTGAAACAATCCGGAGTCTACGGCCCCGAAAGTCCACACGGTCGTCTAGCTCAATTTCCGTATCTTCGGGGAACAGAAGTCGAACATCGTGTTTTTGCTGTAACCCTCTTCCGTAGGACGTTTCCGTAAGCGTTCCCTTGGTTGAGGAAGTCGAGCGAATGTCACGAATGACCAGCACTTCACAGTCAAAGGCAGGTTCATGGTTTTGCTCGCCATAAAGCCCACGCATCCGGACTTCCGTTTTTTTAAAAACAGTGACCGTGGCCTTCATCGTTAACCTCGCCCAATTCGATATGAGCGAGTTGTGTATTTGCCCAGCACTCGAAAGGCTCTTGCGCCCACGATTTCCTGAGCAGGTCGCCCTTGCTGATAAGTCAGCGAGGTTTCCCCTACACGCTCTGAAACAAGACCGCTGCGCCTCGCCAAGTCAATGGGATCACCACCAAGCACATCGTCAGCCTCATAAATCACTGCAACGGCAATGTCTTCAAGGAAACGGGCTGGCAGATCCATGTATTCACCTGCGCTTAGCCTGGTTAGGTCAATGCCTTTGTCGAACGATGGAAAGTCGGCAAAACAACCTGAGCGCTCATACACAACCGCTGGATTAAATCGCATGGCGGAAATCCGGCGTGACGCCTCAATAATGGCTTTGCGCTTCTCACCTTGGCTTGCGCCAAGAAACTTGCTCACGTTCGGCACATCCAGCAGGTGAAGTTCTGCTTCGGCTACCGTAATCAGTGTCTCTTGAGGGACAAAAAGATCTGCACTGGCAATAATTGCATACCGGCGTTCCTGCTGAGCAACATCGCCATCATCGTTCTCCATCGTTAGGTGAATGATGCGCAGCGCCTTACGCTGAAAGCCGTCGAGTCTATTTAGTTCGTCATCAATGACGATTTCCACAAACTCATCGTCGCTGTAGACATCAATCGGCAGTTCGTCGGTCAACAACATGCCGTGATGATCCTGAACGCGGTATGACGCAGTGATTTTCCCGTCAAGGTTTGGAGCATCAAACCGAATCGTTACACTGCTGCCTGCGATATGAGTTGCCAGTTCAGACATTTCATGCCTCCTGAGCGGCAAGAATTTCTTCGATCAGCTCTTCGATAGAGCGAGCTTTGATACCGAAGGTCTCTCCAACCTTACGAAGCCCTGCAATACCAGACTTGTCCGCAATTGCCTCTAGCTCATCGCGTGTAAACGTTGGTAGTGCCTGTTTAGGCTGCTCAACCTTGGCTTTCTTGCCAATGCGCTTCTCAACCGGTTCGGCTGACTGAATTACCTTCTTCGCCTGATCGGCGTCAGTGGTGTTGTATCCACGCCACATCGTCTCGGCAGGATTCGGGTTTTGCCCCTCGTCAGTCTCAACTTCCATGATTGCGCCGAGGGTTTGAGCGTCACGATAAGGGATCGGCTCAACAGTCTTGCCGTTCTCAAAATAGGCACCAACCATAACGCCGGTGAAGTTTGAGAATGTCTCTGACTTGATGATCACATGCACTTTCTTATTTTGCATATCTACCCTCTTTGTAAATACGGGCGGCTCTTTCGAACCGCCCTGACAACTTCAAATCAACACAGATAAGTCACGAGTGACTTATCTAGCAATTAAAATTTTACGTTGTCGATACGAGCGATAGCGTAGTCGTGCTTGTTAGCCAGACCGCAATACCACTTAACGCGGGTGCGAACCGCATCTTTGTTTTGAACTGTGCCGATAGACTCAACAACGATACCAGCGTTGTCCCCGCCATACAGGCCAGTTACACCGTTTTCTTCGCTCAGGTGAAGAGCGTAGATTGGTGCTTTCTTAGTGCCCTCGCCGTCAGTAACAGGCAGGAAGTCGTTCACGATGATTGGCACACCGTTGTGGGTCAGCATAACTTTGCCGAACTGTGGCAGCATCACTTCTGATGGTTGCAGACCGCCTACTGTGCGCAGCAGTTGCAGGTAAGCGCGTTTGTGTTCAGAACGCATCATGATTGCGTCACAGCCCAGCGCGTTAACCGCATCAACCACTTCATCCAGCATTGACCAGTTCATTGCAGCGCCAGCCGCGTCGATGATCTGATCGCTTGCAGTCAAACGGCCAAGGCCATCGAAAGACTTGCTGTTAGAGGTTTCGTCACCAAGAACCAGAGCGCGCTTGAACGAACGAGCCAGACCTTTAACTTTCAGGCGAACTTGGGTCGCAAGCTGATCGCTAGTGTCAGACATAGTAGTTTGAATGAACTTGTCTACATCCACGTCACCCGCGATGATGCGTAGCTTCGCAACATGCTCGGAGAACTTAGCCGCGCCTTCTGGAACAGCGTCGTTTGGATCTAGGAAAGATGCTTCGCTTAGCTCTTTTTCGCGGTTGTAAAGGTAGGCTTTAGAGTTCACTTTCATGAACGGCAGAACAGCGAATAGCTCTTCACGATCGATGATCGTTTCAATGATTCCCTGCTCAAGTTCGTTGTTTGATAGCTTTTTAGCTTCGTCGATTAATAGAGGCATTATCTATTCCTTTAGACAATCAAAGGGAGGCTCCTTGCCTCACCCAACTACTTCATCAATTTGGCTAGACCCGAAGAGAGCTTTTGCTCAATGGTTTTTGCCTGCGATTCCTGACCAGGCTTAATACCGAAATCAGTCATCGAATTTGCCCCTGCCTTTTGGCTAGAGCGAAGAATATGATCGGCGTCTGTATCGGCTGCGATGATTCGGCTAATTGCATCCTCGAAGCCAACAGGTTCGCCCTGTGCGTCAACAAGAGGTGCGCGATCTGCGCAACCGGCTGGCTTGTTGTAGCCAATCACCTGCCCCTGCTCGTTAACTTCGAAATGACTGCCGTAAAGCACTCGTGCCTTCGTCGCTGGAAGAACGGTTTTCTCGCGCAGGAATGAAGAATTGCTAAACGACTGACCGACTGTTAGCTCGATGATTTGCTTATGTAGCGCTGCCTTTTCGTTATTGGCCTGCTCTACTTGGCCGCGAAGCCCTTGTAGTTCGGTTTCATGCTGCTCAACCATTTGCGATTTCAGAGCATCCCACTGGCCTTTCTCTTCAAGGCGGCGAGTCTCTTCTTCTTGCTCACGGGCTAAGCGCTCTTGTTCAACCGCAAGAAGTTGTTGCACTTTCTCAGGCGTTACGTCACCGAATGCCTTCAACTTCTCTTTCTTCTTCATTGCATCTTTCAACAGGGAAGCGTTCTCTTGTTCCAGTGTTGCTAGACGCGCTTTCATAGAATCAACATCTTCAACATCTTGCTGACCTTGTTGGTCTTGTTGACTCTGCTCTTCTTGGCCTTTGTCGGCTACACCAGCACCACCAGCTTCCTCGCCGTTGGTTGCTTCACTCATGTAACCGCCTTGCGCCATCAGCTTTCGTAGGTAAAACGGCATATCAAAAATCCCTTTTTCGTTGATTACTCGGTCTCTTGAGCATCAGTAGGTTCAGTCTCTCGAACCATTTGCGCTCGAGTATAAGTAAGCACTGACTTATTATCAATATCCATTTTAGAATTTTTAGGCGGAAAATCAGCTAATTCGGCAAAAATTTCAGCCTCTTTGTCCTTCGGCAGACGAGGGAATACTTTTTTCAGCACCATTGCCATTTGCTCACGACGAGCAGCATCAGGCGCTTCAAGGTTTTTCATCTGCTCTGCAACGGCAAATTCATCGGCTAGGCCACGAATATCAAAGCTCTCCGGATAGCTCACATAGTCCACCATTTGAGAGTCACCTGACTTCCCGTGCCAGCGCTCAACGATAGCCGCCAGACGATGCTCTGCCTGCTCCAATGTGCTTGCCTTGTTTACCAGCAGGGAGTTGACGCGCTGGAAATCAAAGGCTTTCGCTACGCCGGATGAGTTATCAATACCAACGGCGTTATCTTGCTTGGTTCGTTCTCCGGCCACACCGATAGAGTGATAGATCTCGTTAATGATCTTCGAGATAGTGTCGATAATGATTTGTGCCTGCTTAGGATCTGGTGACATGAAGAACGGCTTCGCCCCACCCTCACCGTTGAACGTGAATACCCGCTTGGTTCCCATATCCAAAACCTTTTGCAGATCATCATCACCTGGCAATAGCCCTTGGACCGGAATCGCAAGTTGCGAATAGGTTTGGTCTTGGATAATCGCGTCCAAGTTGGACAGGTAGTTCGCAACCGAGCGATCAAGATAAGCCACGTCATCAATCAGCCCCGTCGCTGCATACTTGTTTTCCGATGAGTGGAAGCAATCGACTGGAAACACTGGAACAACGTTCAAATCGTGCGTCCCTGCACTCTCCAAGCCCAGTTTGACTTTCGCCCCTTTGTGCTTTTGTGGAAACTCGCGGAACAGATACCAGCCCTGCTTTGTCCACAGACGATAACGTAGGAACGTTTTGCCGGTTGATTCGAATGGATCGGCATCATCACGACCGGTTTCTGCAATCAGACACCATGACAGATCGCCATTCTCGTCGTAGGCAAAATCAAGCATCTGCATTGGCGTAACGATATAGGCGTAAACGCGGCTATCTGAGTTCTTCTCATCTGCCAGCGTTACAATGTCACTTGACTTGGTCGAGTCCACTACGACCCAAATACGACCGAATACAGACGATGAGATATCAACGGTTCGCATAAAATCGTCAATATCCAGCTTGTCGCGGGTCGCACACTCCCAAAAGCGCTTAACCTCTTCGCTGGCGTCCTCGGCACGAGTAACCGTTTCCTTGAAGATATACTTATGAACAAGGTTCACGACCTCTCGGGTGTGGTTGAACCGGTAGGCACGATCAATACGTTCCTTGTATTCCGCGTCGCCCTCTTTGTAGTAGCGGAAAATATTCTTCTTGAACCACTCACGACCGCCTTTGTAGGTGGACTCCAAAAACTGCCAGTGCTCAAGCATCGCCTCATAAAGTGGATGGCGACGACTAACCAGCTCCATGATTTTCTTGTCTGAAATTTCCATTTTTCTTACTAATGCTAAGTCATAGGTGACTTATCTTGAAACGCCAATAATAGAGTGTTTCTTCACAGGGAAACGACGGTGAATTGGATAGCCCAAAGCATCCGTGATGTGCTCTACCCCTGCCGCCTTGTCGATATCGCGAGTGCCAGGCTTATAAAGCACTTGCTCAAACGACTCGATGGTTGTCCGGCAGCTCGGGTCAACATACAGTCGAACCGCGCCGTTTGCTGCGCGAAGCAGTCGGTTGACGGCATTCACACGGTCTGCAATCGCAGGGTGCTTTTTGGGATGGTCAATTCGCACGAACCCCTTTTCCCTGAAAATATCCAAGTCCGACTCACCGCGAGCATGTTGTCGGTGTGCGCCTGCAGGGTCGGGATAAACCGTAATCTGCTGCTTCCAGCGCCAAAACTTACGCTCCAATTCGTCACAAGCCTCTTCGGTGTTGGACGAATGCAGAACGATTTCATCAACAACCCAAATTTCCCCATTTGGCTGAGGCTGTAAGACCACTGCACTCATCGGGTCGATGTTGAAGTCCTGTCCCACCCAGATTGGTAATTTAGGATTGAACGGGCATGGTTTAACGTGGGTTTCACGCTCAAACGGGTAATAAACCCGACCGGACATCGTCGTGAACGACGCCTCGTATTCCTGCATGAATGACTTCGGATCTAGGTCAGCTCTCGCCGCCTCGATTTCGTCCTCTGGAACGAATGGGGACATTGCCGTTGTGTATTGCCAGCTTTCCCATTGGCCGCGACGAACCATTTCCGGATCTTGACCCATTTTCCAAAGGTCATAGAACGCTGAGAAACCTTTAGGTGTCCCGATGATCAATGCACCACCGCGTGTGGACGATAGCGTTGGGCGAATTACCTTAGTCCACGTCTCAGGCTTCATATCCTGAAACTCATCAAGAACGACGAAGTGCAAGGCCACACCACGGAGCGTATCGGGCTTATCCGCCCCCTTTAACGCAATCTCTGATCCGTTCTTTAGGATCATGGTCATGGTTGTGTCGTTGGTCTTTAGCACATACCGGTCATTGATGGTCTGCTTTAGCTCATCCCACAGGATTTGCCTTGCCATCTGATAGGTCGGTGCGATATACCAAACCCGCTGTCTCCGCGCCTTCATCGCATACTTGGTGATCAGCGAGATGGACAGCATCGACTTGCCCCAACGACGACCGGCGCAAACCACCTTGAAACGGGCGCGAGATTTGAAGACCTTCATCTGCCCCGCATGAAGCTGAATGATATTGCCGACTGAAATACCCATTAGGTAACAGCCTCCGACTCAGCCTCCTCTCGCTCAAGCTCTTCCCGCTCTGACGCAATTTCCTCGGCAAGTTCTGCTTCCAGCTCATCCAGGTCAACAATGTCTTCGGCATCGCCAGTTTGGGCCTTGCGAAGCTCAAGCACCTGTTCTTGAGTCAGCTCGGCGAACATCAGCTCAGGCAATTCGTCGTCGCGAACGTCTCTGTCATCCATGCGAAGTGCCTTGTGGGAAACCTCATAGCACTTGGCTAAGGCAGCCGACGCTCGTTGCAGTGCCTTAATTGATTCTTCGGCTGAACCTATGCCTCCGTGCGATCTTGCACCTTCGGCAACTTCCTTCATCACAAGCGCGCCAAGGTTGTAAGCCCACTTGTCGTATGACTCCTGACGAGAGGCGATCAAGTTTGCCCGTTCCACGGACTTGTCGATCATTTTCTCTTTCACAGCCTCTCTGACAGCATCCGCAGTGGCAGCGCTACCCTTCTCTACCCCACGAGCCTTAAATCGTCTTGAAAGCGTTTCTGGACGCATCCCCGACTTCTCTGACAGCGCCGCAAGCGTGTATTCGCCCGAAGCCCACAT